AAACCATAGAGGGTGCAGAAGCAGCAATTGACGGAAGCATCGACCATTTCTCAAAGAAATTAGAGGCGACAAAAGGTCCAAAAGTAGTAAAAACGTTCGAATAGAGCACAATTTAATCAAATTTAATTTAATATGGAATACAATCAGCCTAGCGAGATTGTCAAAGACGTAAGTTTTGGCGATTTTGCTAACAAAAAAGTAGTTGCTGGTGTTGAAAAGCTAGCAAAAGCAGTAAAATCTACCTTAGGAGCGTCTGGTAAGTGTGTAATTTACGAAGACGCAAGAGGCAACCCGGTTATTACAAAAGACGGAGTAACTGTAGCAGAGTCAGTTGTCTTATTTGACCCGGTTGAAAATATGGGCGCAACCCTTATTAAAGAAGCTGCAAGAAATACAGTGAAAGAAGCAGGTGACGGTACTACTACAGCTACTGTCCTTGCTGAATCTCTGTTAAAAGAAGTAAATAATAGTAAAGAAACTATTAGAGATATAAAAAACGGAATAAACTCTGGTTTAAAAAAGGTAAACGATTACCTAAATAAGATTTCTGTCAAGATCGAGGGCGATATGCTGGAATCTGTTAGTTCAATTAGTTGTAATAATGATACGGAGCTAGGAAAGATTATAGCAGAAGCTTATACTAAAGTAGGTAAAGATGGTGTGGTATTAATGGAAGAGTCACCAACTGAAGAAACATACGTTGAAGTCGTTGATGGTGTTCAAATCGACTCAGGACTCACATCTCCACATTTTGTTACTGATAAGGACAAGCAAATATGTGAGCTTGAAAACCCATTAGTATTAATAGTATCTTCAGAAATACCAAACATAAGAAAAATACAAACAGTATTAGAGCATGTTATTAAAAATAAGCGTTCTTTACTTATTGTTGCCCCGGTAGACCAACAAGTTAAAGCCGCTCTTCTTATGAATAAGGTAAAAGGTAATATAAAAGTTAATATAGTTGACTTACCAGGCTTTGGTCCTACTAAAGATGATACTGTAGCAGATCTTGCTTTTCTTGTAGGTGCTAAAGTAATTAACGAGCAATTAGGTGATGATCTTGATTTAATAGATATTGATTGTTTGGGTGAAGCGCATACAGCTATAACAGATGATCAAAACACTGTATTGACTGTAGACATGGAAGATAAACAGCTAGATGAAAGAATTAAGTCTATACAAAAAATTATAGACAAGGAAGATAAAAATCCTTTTTTAAAGAAAAAACACCAACAAAGACTAGCTATGTTATCAGGTAGTGTTGGTATAGTTAAAGTTGGTGCTAACTCTAAAGTAGAGATGAAAGAAAAGAAGGATAGAGTTGAAGACGCAATATATGCAACTAAAGCAGCTTTGAAAGAGGGTATAGTACCAGGTGGTGGCGTAGCGCTATTAAATGCCTCTCAAAATTTAACCGCTGACGCGGTAGGTGAAGAAATACTATTTAAAGCTATTACAGCTCCGTTTCACACTATACTAGCCAATGCTGGTCTAGAGCAAATTGGGCCAAGACCTACAAAAGGTTTAGGTGTAGACGTGGTAACTGGCGAAGACGTTGATATGATTGAGTCTGGTATCATAGATCCAGTATTAGTTACTAAGTCAGCACTTAAAAATGCAGTAAGTGTAGTATCAACGATTATATCTGCAGATTGTGTAATTTCAAACATGAGAACAAATGAAAGCGATC